CTCGAAGACTATGTTGAGACAGGTGAATGGCCAACTGCTGGCAGCAACCCTTATGCTCAACAAGCGCACGGTATGGCCGAAGTTATTCACAAAGAAGCAATGACGCACGTAGACGAAGTATGGGGCTCGGAAGTAGCATTGTACGTTCCTAACCTTTATGCTGGCACAACTGATCTAGTGGGCACTTATAAAGGCACTCCGTGTATAATGGATTTTAAGCAAACCAACAAGCCTAAGAAGCTTGAATGGGTAGAAGACTACTTTCTACAGCTAACTGCTTATGCTATTGCTCACAACGAAGTGTACGGCACTGACATCCGTGAAGGTCATGTGTTCATGTGTAGTCGAGCAGGCGAGTACCAGCAGTTTGACATTTGGCCCGACGAGTTTGACGATTGGGAAAAAGCTTGGTGGGAACGAGTGTACAAATACTACGAGTCTAATTAGAAAATAATCGTTGACACGCTCGAGCTCTGACTGTACTATGTATATACAGTAAAGAACAAGAGGACATTTACTTATGGGCAAGCTTGAACGAGATTGGGCTGAGCAAGTTGAGAAGAACACTGCTGCTGGCATTCGCGGCGAAGTAGTTAATGCTGCTGATCAAAAGATTGCAGATGCGGTACGAGCGCATGTAGAAGCAGAGTTTAAGCAGAGTATAAAAACTGCCAAGTGGGTAGGCGCAACATCTTACGGCGACGCAGGAGATGTACATGTATTTCTCAGTGACGGTACTAAAATTCCTGTAGAGCTTAAAACATCTAAAGCTGGCAGCTCTGGCACTAAAGCAAATCCCGGCAATAACTTTCTTAAGAAATACATTAGCAATGCTGTTAATTATAGCGACTTTGACGATAACTTAGGTCTACGCAAACAACGCTATGATCTTGTGGAAGATGTTGTAGGACATAAACTAGAAAAAAAGGCGCACTACGAAAAAGCCTTGCGTGGCCTCCGTGATGCTGGTCACTCTGAATTAGTTAAGCAAATTAAGGCTATTACCGCACCGGGACAAATTCAGTATGCTGCGTATACTGCTGAATTGTTATCAAATCATTTACGTGAAACGCAGCAAATGGTAGACGACATCCTAGCCGGAAACAATACAACAAAGGTTACACAAACTGAAAATCTAGTCTACTGCGTTGTTAAACAGCATCAGACTAAGCAGCAGACTGTTGATTTTTACGACTTTTCGCAGATGGATAGTACTGTTGCTAAGGTGGTAAGCGACAATCTTAAAAGTGTTAAAATTCAAAATGCGGCAGGTTATGATATCATAACTCTTAGTGTACTTTGGAAAAATATTTGTCAAGGCGGCGCTACTCCGGCCTATAATATTTTTATTGGCAACGCATTTAAACCTTGACATGTTAGTAAATGTGTATATAATAATACTATAGGAGAAAAAATGAAATACAATCTGCTTTGCGGCGACAATGTCGAACTACTTCAAGACATGGAAGAAAACTCTGTTGACTTGATTGTAACTGATCCTCCTTATGGCATGGACATTGCTGGTGTAGGGTGGGATCGCAACGTACCGCCTAGCAGTACTTGGGAACAAGCTCTTCGAGTACTAAAGCCCGGCGGATGGGCGCTTAGCTTTTGTAGTCCTGAACTGTATCACCGCATGGCAGTAAACATGGAAGACGGCGGCTTTGACATTCGTGATCAAGTGATTTGGATGATCACAACTAAGATGGCAAAAGCAAACAAACTAAAGCCAGCACACGAACCTATTGCTATTGCGCAAAAGCCTATTAGTGAAAAAACAATCAAAGCAAATATCGAACGCTGGGGAACTGGTACTATTAATATCGAAGGCAACCGTGTTCCGTGGGAAGGCAAACCGCCTACTGGATGGCATAGTGATGGCGCAAAGCGTCGTGCGTTCGGCCAAGACGTAATCAAGAGCACCGAACAAGAAACTACTAAAGTTGATGCTAATCCTAACGGAAGATACCCGAGCAACATTATAGGACACTTTGATAATATTGAACATCAAAAGTATTTCTATGCGCCTCGAGTAACACGCAAGGAACGTGGCGAGTATAACACGCACCCCACTCCTAAGCCAATTGACCTAATGCGTTGGCTAATTAATGTATATGCGCCAGGAGAAGATAGTGTTGTACTAGATCCGTTTAACGGTAGTGGTAGCACTGGCATAGCAGCATTAAAACTAGGTCACGAGTATATTGGTATGGATTTATCGCAAGAATACATAACTATTAGTGAGCGTAGAATTAATGATATGGTTAGCAATAACGCTGACGCATTTGAAAAATTGTTTAAATTTTAAAAAGGAAACATGAATGAATGAAGTAATGAATCTTTGGTTTGGTGTTGATGTATCAGACGATCTGTGGTTCGCAGTTGAATTAATTCCGATTCTACTTGCTATTACTACTATTGTAATAGCAGGGTTAGCAGTAAATAAAAATAAAGGTATGGTCAATCTTGCTACTATCTTTTCTGTAATAACAGCGTTTTTGCTTATCCTTGCTCAAGGAAGTTGGATGAGTGCGCACCTACAGGGTTTTCCTTATTTTAAAACAGTAGCAGATAATATCTGGACTATTTTTAATTCATTAGTAATGATTACACTTATGATGTTTGCTGTGAACAATCATCGAAAGTAATTAATGAGCGTCTTCAGAAAGTTCTTAAATCTTGATACTAGCATTATAGAGCTGTGGAGCTCGTTTGCTCTAATTATTCTTGCTATCTATTCTATTGTAGACCCGTTGCCTAAGAACATGGTTGATTTTCAAATGATGCGACTATGGATAATGGAGATGCTGATTTTTAGCGGACTTAGTATTTGGTGTGTGCTCTATCGCCCTACAGCTTTTCTTAGGACATGGCTAGCTTTTATTGGTAGCTTGTTTTGGTTTTACTATACAATATCAATAGTAGGAGTGCATGAATCGTTAACTGTTATTGTATCATCTCTTTTGTCTGTTAGTTTAGCAATATCATTTCTACAACGGAGCTCAGAGTGGCCGTATCGGAAATAGTAACGTTTTTCATAGAACATCGTATACTATTAGCAGGCGTCCTTGGGGTGTTCTTAGCGTTACTTTTCTTTTGGCTTAAAATAACGCAGTTCATATTTAAATTTCAAGAGAACCAATCTCAAGAAATTATTAATACAATTCATATTATGTCTGATGAGACTGCTGATATACGAGAGGAAATGAGACAACTAAAATCTAGATTAGAGTTAGTTACTTCTTTGTATAAAGCATCTGTCGATCAACGAACAAAAGATAGACTTCGGAGTAAGCGTCCTCCAACAAACCAAGATAAATAATACATAATAGGAGAAGTCAAGTGGCAGTGGTCCAAATAAGTAAAATCCAAGTTCGTAGAGGTAAGAAAAATTCAAGTTCGGGTTTGCCGCAGTTATCCAGTGGTGAGTTTGGTTGGGCTGTAGATTCGCAAGAGCTTTACATTGGTAATGGTTCAGTTAGTGAAGGAGCACCTGCTGTTGGTAACACTCAGATTTTAACTAGTGAATCTAATTTGTTTAACATTGCCGATCAGTACTCATACAAATCTGCTCAAGGGTACGTTGCTACTAATACAACAGGCAACACAACTAGATCACTACAGAGCAAACTAGACGACTTTGCTAGCGCTGCTGACTTTGGCATGACTGGCGATAGCACGCAAGATGTAACAGCACTTCTTCAAAACGCAATCGATCAACTGTACATTAACACCAGCACTGCTGGGACAGAATCCAGCAGAGTAACACTACATTTTCCAGCAGGTGTTTACACTGTAACTGGCACAGTTTACATTCCACCGTATGCTTCTTTAGTAGGCGAAGGCGCTGACAAAACTATAATTAAAAACACAGGATCCCAGGCAACTGTGTTTGCTACAGTTAACTCTGATAGCACACCTGGTTCCCCAGCTAACGATAGCACATCAACAGTACTCAATCAAGCTACTAATCTTAAGATTGCTAACATGACTCTACAAACTACAGAGAACAATGTCATCTTACAAATGGATAGCTGTAAAGATAGTTTGTTTGAGAACGTAAGTTTCAAAGGCGCATGGAGTAGTACCGATGGTATAATAGTTGCTAGCGCTGGTGTAAAGATGAACAATCTAAGCGCAAGTGTACAGAGCAATGACAACATGTTCCAGCACTGTACTTGGCAAGGTCTTAGCTATGCTGTTTATAGTGACTGGGACATTAGCTACAACACATGGACAAAGAATACATTTTCTGATCTAGGTATTGGCATTGCGCTAGGTACTGGGTTGAGTTCATTAGATAGCTCAACAGCAAGCGGCAGAAGAACAGGCGCACAGCACAACAAGGTACAAGACAGTAAATTTGTTGATGTATACCGTCAGGCACTGTATTACAAGTTCGGCGGATATAACACCAGTGACAGCAATACTTTTAACTTTGTAGGCAACAACGGCGGCGCTGATTACGAAGCGCAGTACGCAGTGATGCAGTATGACACAAACGGCAACGTGAGCATAGACGATTTCTTTTCAAGAGCAGAAACCCTTGGTAACGATATGAACTATATTAGTTACCCTTATATTGCAGAAATAAAAGGCTCAGTGATTCACTCAAGTAGACACAGTTTATATACTAATACAATTGCTCCTACGAGCGGTGTATATGTAACAAGGTTTAGACTACCGCTTGACACTAGTGCGCAACAGATCGAAGTTCACTATCACCTAAAGAGTCTAAACTACTCGATGGCACGTTCGGGCATTCTTCGTGTTACCTCAGAGACAAATGATTCTAAAGTTAGCGACGACTATGACTATATGGGCGACACTGACAAAGAAACTAGTGTTGTCTTTGACGTAAATCATCTTGACAAAAACGCTGACAGTGTAGCTGAAACACTTGACATGACTGTAAAAAGTTCTATGCCAAATGACGATGTTACCGAGCTTCGTTACACTGTAAAAATCATAAAATAATTTGCGAAAAATCAATTTAGCAGCATATATTCTCGCCTCATCTCGAGATACATACATTACTTAAGAGAAAAAAGAAGTTGACATTCTTGCTCAAACAAGTTAATATAAAAAATAAAATATGGAGACGTCATGAATAAAGACATTATGATCGTGAAGCGGGATGGTTCTCGCTCACCCCTCGACATCGAGAAAATACACTTTGTAGTAAGCGAAGCTTGCGACGGGTTAGCAGGAGTAAGCAGTAGCCAAATCGAAATGAATGCCAATATACAATTTTATAACGGCATGAGTACACACGAAATTCAAGAAATCCTTATCCGAAGTGCTAGCGATCTAATCAGTCTCGACACTCCAAATTATCAGTATGCTGCTGCTAGACTTTTGTCATACGGAATTTACAAGCAGGTAAACGGCCAATACGAAAGCATTTCACTAGAACAAATTATTCAAAAGAACATTGATCGTAATGTTTATGACCCAGAGATCCTAACCAAATATACCCAAGAAGAAATTCAAAAGCTAGATAGCTACATTAATCATAAGCGTGATGAAAACTTTACTTACGCAGGCTTGCGTCAGGTAGTAGATAAGTATCTTGTACAAGATCGGTCAAGTGGTGAAATTTTTGAAACGCCGCAGTTTATGTACATGATGATCGCAGCAACGCTGTTTGCTGATTACCCTGCTGACACAAGACTACACTACGTAAAGAGATACTATGATGCAACGAGTCTTTTCAAAGTTAACATCCCCACGCCTGTTATGGCAGGGGTTCGTACGCCAATTAGGCAGTTTGCTAGCTGTGTGCTTGTCGATAGCGATGATACTCTTAATAGCATTTTTAGTAGCGACATGGCTATTGGCCGCTATACTGCTCAGCGTGCCGGTATTGGCATCAATGCTGGTCGTATACGTGGTGTCAACAGTAAGATCCGCGGCGGCGAAGTAGCGCACACCGGCGTTGTTCCGTTCCTAAAGAAATTTGAATCTACCGTACGCTGTTGTACACAGAATGGAGTACGTGGCGGCTCAGCTACTGTACACTTCCCGTTTTGGCACCAAGAGATGGAAGACATCCTTGTGCTTAAAAATAACAAAGGAACCGAAGACAATCGTGTACGTAGACTAGACTATTCAATTCAGCTTAACCGTACAATGTACGAGCGTTTGCTAAGCGGCGGAGACATTACACTTTTCTCCCCGCACGACGTGCCGGGCTTGTACGAAGCGTATTTTGGTGACGCAGACCATTTTGAAGAACTGTACACCAAGTACGAAAACAGCCGCTCTATTCCAAAGAAGAAAATTCCAGCAATGGAGCTATTTTCTGAGATGATTAAAGAACGTGCCGAGACCGGGCGTATTTACATCATGAATGTAGACCACGCAAACACTCACAGTTCTTTCTTAGACCCAGTGTTTATGAGTAACCTGTGTCAAGAGATTACGCTGCCAACTACTCCGCTAGGACATATTGATGATCCAGATGGCGAGATCGCACTATGTATTCTAAGTGCTATTAACGTAGGGCTTATTAACGACCTTGGCGATCTTGAGGCACTATGTGAACTAGCAGTTCGTGCGCTTGAGCAAATCATTGATTATCAGAAGTATCCTGTAAAGGCTGCTGAGATCTCAACCAAGGCTCGTCGTTCGTTGGGTATTGGTTACGTTGGACTTGCTCACTTCTTAGCTAAGAACAAAGTGTCTTACGATAACAACGAAGCAGCACAATTGGTACACAAGCTCAGCGAAAGCTTCCAGTACTACTTGCTCAAAGCATCTAACAAACTAGCACAAGAGCGTGGCGAGTGTGAATACTTTGATCGTACAAAGTACTCCAAAGGTATCCTTCCAATCGACACTTACAAGAAGGACGTTGACGAGGCTATCGGCGAAGTAGAACTACAGCACGACTGGGACGCTCTGCGTGAAGACATTGCTACTTGGGGCTTACGTCATAGTACACTGTCGGCACAGATGCCAAGTGAAAGCTCCAGCGTAGTATGTAACGCTACAAACGGCATTGAGCCGCCACGTGGATACCTAAGTGTAAAGAAGAGCAAGAAAGGTCCACTCAAGCAAATCGTACCACAGTTCCAGTCACTAAAGAACCACTACACTCTGCTTTGGGAAATGCAAGGTAATGAAGGATACATCAAAATTGTTGCGGCAATGCAGAAGTTCTTCGACCAAGCTATTTCTGCGAACTGGAGTTACAACCCAGTACACTTTGAAAACAACGAAGTGCCAATGAGTGTTATGATGCAGGACTTGTTGACAACTTACAAGCTAGGTTGGAAGACAAGCTACTATCAGAACACTTACGACTATAAAGTAGATCCTTCGGAGCTTACCGAAGAGGAAGCAAAACCAGTTGAGCTACAGCAGAGCCAAGTCGAAGAAGACGACGAGCTTTGCGAGGCTTGCGCAATCTAAAGGTAAACACACATGAGCAAGACAGTATTCAATCAAAATAAAGTAGACTTCACAAAGCAAGACATGTTCTTCGGTGAAGAGCAAAACACTCAGCGTTACGACGTTTTTAAATTCCCTGTGTTTGATAAACTTAATCAAACTATGCTAGGGTACTTTTGGCGGCCAGAGGAAGTGAGTCTACAAAAAGACAGAGCTGATTACGCAAACTTCCGACCCGAGCAGAAACATATCTTTACTGCTAACTTGAAGTATCAAACACTGCTTGATTCAGTACAAGGCCGAGGCCCGTGCCTAAGCTTCTTGCCTCATGTGAGTATTCCTGAGCTCGAAGGCTGTATTGTTACTTGGGACTTCTTTGAAACTATCCACTCACGTAGCTACACGCACATCATGAAGAACATCTATGCTGATCCAAGCGAAGTGCTTGACACTATTCTTGAGGACGATCGTATCATTGAGCGTGCTGTATCAGTTACTAAGAACTACGATACTTTTAACGAAGCAAGTGACAACTGGTTCCATCATAGAAAAGGATCCATGCGTGAAGTAAAGAAGAAGATGTACCTTGCTATGATGAATGTAAACATTCTCGAAGGCTTGCGCTTCTACGTTTCATTTGCTTGTACGTTCGGCTTTGGCGAATTGAAAATGATGGAAGGCAGTGCTAAGATTATTTCACTTATTGCTCGTGACGAAGCACAGCACTTGGCATTAACTACGCATATTTTGAAGTTGTGGGCACAGGGCAAAGACGATCCAGAAATGGTAGAAATTGCTAAAGAGTGCCGCGAAGAAGTATACGACATGTGGCGTGAGTGTGTATCAGAAGAAAAGGCCTGGGCAACATACTTGTTCAAGGACGGCTCTATGATCGGTCTTAACGAAACACTGTTACACCAATATGTTGAATACATTGCTAACCGTCGTCTCAAGGCAATCGGTTACGACGCTATCTTTGATGCGCCGGTTAACACCAACCCACTGCCGTGGACGCAACACTGGCTCAGCTCTAGCGGCTTACAGGTTGCTCCGCAAGAAACAGAAGTTGAATCTTATGTTGTTGGTGGTATCAAGCAAGACGTTAGCAATGACACACTAAAAGGATTTAAACTGTAAAATAATCCGTCTTTCCGGTTGACGATTGGTCTTTTGTTTGCTATTATATACATAGTTAAACAAGAGACCAATTCACGTACCGAAAGGCAAAACAATGAATCACACTATTACACTCGCTGGACACGTTTTTACAGTGCGTAAGCAAGAAGGCGAGTATTTTATCGAAGCTAACGCCCCTCTGCATCACATGACGTGGAAGAAGGCTGTTCGTGAGCTCGGTGTTGAAGTTGTATTAGGTGACTGGAATCGAGGATTCTTTTCAACTTACGACAAGAATAAAATCGAAAACTTTAGCTAAGGATTAACAACATGATTAATCTATACGCATACACTTACCCTAGCGCTATTAACAAGTTTGATGGCTTTATGCTAACTAAGGTCGGCGATAGTATTCGTGACGTTGAAGTACGTATGCGAGAGCAAGGCGGCGCAGCTGAGTACGAATCTAAAATCAACCTAGGTGCGTGGAATAATCTTCAAACAATTAAACGTGACTACGATGTTCACAAGATCCTAACCAAGGCAGGCCTTCATCACACTGAAGGCAACGGTACTGAGTGGTTTAAGATCCCAGGTAACTCGCTAGAAGATGCGTTTGCGTATATTGACAAAATTGTTGAAGACTTCGAAGGCAAGAAAGTACGTAAGAAAGTTAAGCTTCGTACTCTTCAACAAAAGGCACTTGACGAAGCAATGGACATTATTGAGACTAGCGGTGACATGTCAACTGTTATCGCAAATTTGTGTCCTCGTTTTGGCAAAACTATTTGGGCATTGATGCTGTTTAACAAGATCAGTGAGAAATACGGAAACCGTGTTATGCTGCTGCCGGCATACTGGCTTAGCGTTCACTCTAGTTTTGTTGATGAGATTTCGCAGTTTGATGATTTTCAAGACATTGCGCTAGTAGACGCAAACAGTGAACATGCTGAAGAAACAGCAGCCGCGGCATTAGAAAACAACCAGCGTATTATCATTCCTATTTCGCTACACGGCAAGTACGATGAGTGGATTGTGAAGAATCAGTGGATTGCTAATATTGCTAACGATGACATCTTTATGTTCGCCGACGAAGGCGACTTTGGTACTCACGCTGAGGCACAAGTGAAAAAGCTTGACTTTTTGTTCAACTAAGTGTATTATAAATTATAACGTAAAGAGAAAAGAGACACTATGCTAGTTAAAGTTTTCGCATCCGGTACTAACGTTCAGCGTCTTGCTAAAGGCTCGGGCCGTGCTGACGGTGTTATCTACACTGCTTACAGCCAGCTCGAACAGAGCGAAGTAAATCTTGAGAAGAGCAAAGCAAGCATTATTAAACGTAAGTTTTATATGCTAGAAGTAGATAGCTTAAAGAAAGAAGTCGAAGCGCTTGACGAAAAAGTACAGCCGAGCTGGACAAAGATTTGGGGTAAGCCGCAAGGTAACAAAGCATTTGTTACTAAGCTGTTCCACAGTCTAACGGCAGACGAAGCCCTACGTCAAGAATTGAATCTCAGCAATCTTACTGGCGAAAGTATTGATTGTTTTATGATGCTAGTGAGCGCTGAAAACAAAGAAATGAAGCAAATTAAAGATATTGCTACCAAAGCGCTGCCTAAGTGGCATGTTAAGATTCTTAACGGTGACTACACTAACAACAAACAAGCGCAGTACGAAACTACTAAAGAGATTAACGAAGCTCGTCTCGCAGGCAAAGACGGTGTCATTGTTATTGCTAACCAAATGGGTTCTCGTTCTTACAGTGTGCCAGAAATACAAGCTACTGTGATCGCCTATGATCGTGGCTCAGTAGACGCAACGGTACAAAAGGTAAGCCGCTGCCTTACACCTGGCAAAACTTACGCAGGCGATAAGAAAGAAGTTGGCCATATCTTCGACATTAGTTTTGATCCTAATCGTTCTGAAAACATCGAGCGTTTGCTGGTTGATGAAATTGTACAAGTAGGTAAAAGCGAAGACAAAGACTTCCCGACTGCTACTGAGTTTGTATTGTCTAGTATTGACTGTTTTAAAGTACGTTACGGCACTGCTGTTGAAGTAGACGAAAATGATATGTTTGACCTACTCGGCAACAACGAAAGCCTGTTGCGTATTGCGGATGTTACAGTTGATGTTAATCGTGTAGTTGATAGTGGGTTGATTGACGATCTTGCGAATATCACTGCTAGCGGCAAGCAAAGCAAAAAGACTCGTGAAGCGATCAAAGCTACTAACAAAATTCGAGAAGGTGAACAAAAAGATCGTACGCCTACTGATGCCGAAAAGCGTGAGCTTGAAAAAATTATCAATAACGCTGTGCGAGCGCTAAACATGAGTGCTACAAGTGTTTACGAGTTAGCAGCAGTCGGCAGCACATACCGCGAATGTATTAGCAATATTAGCAACGACACTGACGATGCTAAAGAGTTCGAAAACTTGTTCGGTGTAAGTACCGATATTGTAAACGAGATCCTTGATCAAGAACTGCTTAATGAGCCGATCCTTGATGTCATTGTACAAAACTCTAAGAAAGTAGTTGACAGTCCCTTTGCGTGATAGTATTATAAAAACATAAGCAATCACTAAAGGTATATATCATGCGTTTTGTAACTGACCTTTCAAAAGGTATTCTTGGTGCTCCTGACTCTTCTGAGCTTTGGGAAGAAATCGTGTCTCAGATTCCTGACACTATTCTTCTTAAAGACGACGTAAAAATTCTATGTCCGGCTATTGGACATGGCACAGAAGCTGATATTATTGTACGTCGAATGAGAACCCTTGGCCGCTCGATTGAAGATATTCAAAGCAGTATTTACTTGATTGATAAGTACAGAGTCTTTACAAAAGCTTTAGTCCGCCGCGGCTACAAAAACGTAATTACTGCTGACTTTTTAGAATGGGAAACAAATATGAAATTTGATGTGATAATTGGTAATCCACCGTATCAAAGCCAAAAAGGTACAGGCACTCAACCGCTGTGGCCACTGTTTGTTTACAAGTCCCATTGCTTATTAAGTGATCACGGTTACTTAGCAATGATTACACCAAACAAGTGGTGCGGTCATACAGCTAATGTTATCAAAGGCAATATTCGTCTATATAAAGATGTCTTTCAAGGACACTTGCTTACAGCAAATATCCAAGAATGCAGTAAGCATTTTCCAAACGTCGGCGGCTATAAAGACAGTTTTAGTTATTTTGTTACTGGTGGTAAAAAAGTTACGCATTCTACAATTAAAATTAAAAATTTAGAAGGTGAGACAAATTTAGATGCTGACGCTTTTAAGTTTATGCCTCTAACTAAGATTAACAGTATCACATCTTCTATTATTAAAAAAACTAAGACTGAGAATACTTATCAATTCGCTCAAGTATCGACAGGTTTTCAAAATAGAAACCAAGGGTCGATTGTAATTTCAATGGCACAGCGTCTCCATTATTCGAAATTAAACATATATTATGATTTAAATTTTACCGGTAAGGTTACTAGTAAATCTACAATAAGTAAGTTAACATTTAAAAATTCGTCCCAAGAAAAGGTAGACGCAATTTTTAGTAGTAAACTTTACAAGTTTATTCATAATGTTTACTGGAATAATGATAATTTTGCAACTACTTTTTATAACTCGTTGCCGTTTTTGGATCCTAATGTATTATGGTCTAACGAATCTATTTTTCAACACTTTAATCTAACACAAGAGGAGATTGATTACATTGAAGCAAATAGTTGATCATGTACGCAACCGTTCTTATATGAGCGGCGTAGATAGAGAAAAGAGCAGAGTAAAGGCAACAGGTGAAGTCTTTACTCCGACTCCTCTTGTGCAAGAAGTACTTGATCAATTGCCTCAAGAACTGTTTACTGATCCCAATAAGACGTTCCTTGACCCTTCATGCGGCGACGGACAGTTCTTAGGCGAAGTTCTTATCCGCAAGATGGAGAACGGCAGTACGTTTGAGCAAGCGTTGAGCACTATCTACGGTGTTGACCTTATGCAAGACAATGTCGAACTGTGTCGCGAACGACTACTATGCGGGCGTGAAGACTTGCGACACATTGTGGAAAAGAACATTGTGTGTCACGACGGTCTTACATACGACTATAGTTTCAACGGCACTAATCAAACAAAAGCAGAAGCGAGATTCGAATCTTTATTCTCTTTCGACTAGATCGCATAAGTACCAAACACGTTGACAAGCTTTAATTTACAAAGCTGTGGATAACTAACTTGACGTGTTTGGCTAACTAGTATATTATAAGTTTATGTTTAAAGGAAACAACAATGATTATTGAAACTGCTTACAAGCAGGGTGATATTGTGTCTGTAAAATTAGCAAGCGGCGAAGAAGTCGTAGGTCGATTTGACAGCGCAGCAAACGGCGGCATTACGCTGATCAAGCCAATGATGCTTGTAGCTCAGCAACAAGGCCTTGGCCTTGGGCCGTTTATGTTTAGCGCAGCGCCAGACAGCAAATTTACTATTCGTGAGGCAGCATTGTCTTGCGTAGTAAAGACAGAAGCTGATCTAGCTAAGCAGTACACCACTTCTACTACAGGCATTGCTCTGCCATGAACGTAGTATGGAGTAAACCTAATTGTCCTTTCTGCGTAAAGGCAAAAGCGTTACTTGATGCCAAAGGTATCGAGTATGAGGTGCGTGAGATCGGTTCCGGTTTCACTCGCGAAGATTTGCTTGCGGCTGTGCCACAGGCAAAGACAGTACCGCAGATTTTTCTTGACAACAAGTTAATCGGCGGCTATAATGAACTAGAGTCAATGTTTAAGGAGTAAATTATGACACTACATGAACAAATTGTACAAGAGTTCAACAACTACATTAAAGAGTCGGAGCTTTTTGATGAGAAAGACGTTAAGGCAGCAGCCGTTCGTGCTCGTAAAGCACTAGGTGATATTGCTAAATTAACAAAAGATCGTAGAAAAGAAATACAAGAGCGTAAAAACGATCTTTAATTCACTAAATAATATGCAGTTTTTAAATGGAGGTTAACACTATGAAAACTATTATTGCAACCGTGGCAGCTGCTGCGGTAATTACTGCTGGCGCATCTGTTGCCGGCGCACAAGAACTAGGCGGAAGCACCGGCGGTGTATCCCCTTACGTTGGTTTCGAATACACCACCACACCAGATGGCGGGGAATGGTTCGGCGGCGACACTACTTCTATGGTAGTAGTTGGTGCTGAAGCAGCTCTTCCGTGGGACCTTAAAGTAGACGGTTCCCTGCACATTGCTAACGCAACTG